TCCACGAGGAACCCAGGTCCGCCGTCGACTTGCCTCGCCAGAAATCGCTCCACCGCGGAGATGCGCGGCACCACAGCGTTCGTGCGGGCAGGTATCACCCGAAACCCTTCGCCCTTGAGGATGTCGAAGCATGATCTCTCGTCCGTCTGCGCCCGCTGGTTGCCCGCTGGGTCGCCTATGACTATCACCGGGTGCCCTGGGAACCTCTCGATGAGCACCGGCTTGAGCTTTTCCTGCACGAACCGGGTGATCCCCATGCCTTCTGAGGTGATTGCGTGCAGTATAAGTAATCGCCCAAGCATATCTAGCTGCGTTACTGCGGCCGCAGGCGACAATCCGAAGTCCAAACCAACTATTAGTGGCTTAAGGGTAGACTTGATGTGGTTCAGCGGGCCTTTGGCGACATGGAAATCGGGTTTGAATGATGGGAAGACGGGTTGTCCTGAAAGGGAGCGACCGTACTTTCCATGAATATATACCTGTTGCCAGTCCTCATCCTTACCTTCAGCCAAGTCCAAATAATAATCCGATGGAAGGTGCTGGCTCCAATCACACTCTGGGCTCAGTCCCGATGGTTGGAACGTCACCGACGCCGTCGCGGGCGGCTCATCCATGTACTTTTGCCACCAGCTATCGAATTCTGGCGGGTTGGACGCCCCGAACAGGTGCTTATTCGGCTTCCCTGCATCTGTCACGCACCCTTGAATGGGGTTTCCATTGCTATCAACGCCCCAATGCTGGCGGTGCGGAACCAAAAGTCCATCGGGATAGCGTCCGAGACGGCCTTGTAGAGCCTCGAAAATCTTTGGGTTAATTTCTCTAAATTCGTCGATGCACCCGAACGAAGCTTGCAGAGACAGTAATCGTCTTACGTCATTTGAGTCATCAAGTCCTCGGAAGAGGCATTCACATTCAACGTCATCAAAACTAAGTATAAATCTGCGTTCTGTCTTTAGATATATTCCAGCAATATCAGGAGGAAACCACTTATGAAAATCAGGTATTGTACTGTCCTGCAACATTTCACGCGTATTGCGTACTATTATTGCGCGAGACCTACGAATACCATCTTTACAGGCCGCCATTTGCTTGGCGTGGTAGGCTATCTTAAGTAACGCAGAAGTTGTCTTGCCGCTTCCCACGGGGCCACATACCAGCGATATAAAGCTATCACTAAGGAAAAACGGAACCAATGAAGGTGGCGGTGTGTACTGCATATCGGATCATCCCGCTCGATACTTTTTGAACGGTTGCGTTACCGCGCGCTCCACGCTCCACCCGGAGTTCAGACGTTTTCTAAACGCCGTGTAGTCGAGACCGTAATGCTCAGCCAACTCGATAGGAGACCACTCCTGGCCCTCGTAGTGGTAGCGTGCGTTTTTGGCTCTAAGCGCGCCACTAATCTTCCTGCCGACATCAGCCTTGTAGTCTGGGTCAGACCAACGCTCCACCGATAATTCGGTCATCCGCGCCTTGTGCTCAGGGTCTCTCCAAAAACCATACGACCTCTCACGAGTGGCGTCGCGGTAGTCTTGCGTACGGCAGCGGGCGCGCATTTTCTCCAATGTCTCCGAGCAACGCCTAACCCCCTGAGTCCTACCTGCAATCGGATGGATGTTATAGTGGGCTGGCGAGTAGTCGATATGCTTCTGCTCCTCGGTCAGCAGGTTGTCCTTAGCACACTCGACTAACAGATCGACCTCGAAAGCCTCCTCTCCATGCATATCCCACGCACGTTGGAGATGCACGTTAGCATGACATCCTTTGCGCAACTCACACTTATGCGTAGACCAGCGTGCCCCGACATTTTGAGAACTCCCTACATAGCGCTCACTGGTCGGCACGCACCGGATCGCATATACGCCGCTTTTCTTCCAAAGTTCAGCCATCCAAACCCCCCATCAAGTCGTCGTTGTCGTCAACGGTCCCTAGTGATAGCCGTGGCGCTATACCGTCGATCGTCTCCACGGGTTCTGCCTCAATCGTCATCACCTGACTGACGGCCTGCCCAGGCAGGTTGATTGTCACGCTAAACTTCGAGCCATGCTGGACCGGTGTGGCGTCCTTCTTGGGCGTCAGGTTCCCCAGGTCCATCAGCACGCGCCCAATCGCGATCTTTGTCCCCATCGACGTGTCGGGATCGCGGAGTCCCCTGAAGAACTCAGGCAGCAGCTCTGCCTCCACGAGCGCGCACGACTTGCCCTGTATCCGCGCACGGATGCCAGCTTCCTCGTCGGCGTGTGGAGAGATCAGGTCTTGCATGGCTACAGGGGTTTGTCCTTGTTTCGCACCACGGGCGGCAGTTCCTGTCTAGTCTTCTCGGAGATTTTAACGTCAGCGATCTGCCGTTTGGCTTCCCGGAGTATCTCGGTCGCGGTAGGTCCCCGCCCCAGCTGNCGGCGTAGTCTTGCGCCAAGGCCCTGCGGCACGCGTCCTGTGGGTGGGGTCTTCGGCATACTGTGCTCCATCTCGGTCGTAAGCGCAGGGATGCACGAGAGATAAAGCTTGTTAGCATGGGGTGTCAAGTGTTAGGTAGTTGCGTGTTAGGAAGGGGGTGGCCTATGAAGACACTGGACGAGATCGTCAGAAAGTTAACGGATGGGTACAAGTCCAGCTTCGAGCATTACGTCGTGCCGGACCCAGGCGGCTACGCCGGGGCAGCCAGGGTGGAGAGCAGGCTCAACGAGCTTAAGCTGGAGGAGGCGCTCAAGGAGTTTATCCGGGATGTGGTGGCGTATGTGAAGCAGGAGTCGGAGTGGGCGGCGCGGACGGGGCATTGACACGTGGGCTCAGTACATGGCATCTCAGATGCCATGTAGCACGTCTTGAGCAGGTGTAGCTTAGCGGTAGAGCGCCAGTCTCATAAGCTGGAACGCGGTGGTTCAAATCCATCCGCCTGCCCCAACGTGACATGCTAACTAAAGTGGATACCTCCTAAAAATTGACCTTGAAATGCGCGAGATGCCTAAGCGCCACCCGGCGTCCAGATCGCGGTGTCCCACCACCCCCGTCCAAGTCCTAACAGTACATTACTTATCCACACGGCCAGAGCCTGTGCTTGGCCGTGTCAAGGTCCTAACGTGACATATCTGCCACACTCTTAATGGCCCAGTATTAGCTCGTGAAACGCTAACTGTTTCACGCCGCGCACGCATACGCACCAGCGTCTGAACATAACCGGCGCGCCGATCGGCATTTCGTCGCCTGACGCAAGGCAACAAAAAAGGCAGGGATTGCTCCCTGCCTTCAACGTCTCAGATTGTTAGGGTGTTAGGCTATGCCTTTGCGCTTGCGACCAGTTGATGAATGAACTTGAGCACTTGGTCGCGGTGTGTTTGGAAGGCCGCGATAACATCCGGACAAGCATCGAGCGAACCAGTCAGGATGAAAGCAGCCGCGCGCCGATCGCTGTCAGTGTAAACCTTCCCAGGTTTGAGTTTGGGCGCAACAACTGGTGTGCTGGTGTCAGTTGAAGCAACTGGTGTGCTGGTGTCAGTTGAAGCAACTGGCTTAGCGGTATCAGTTGAAGCAACTGGCTTCTCAACGTTAGCGGTCGACGTCCTAGTCGCGCGCTTGGCTTTATCGTTGCCGTGCCCTTCAATGACGCCTGCCGCCTTGAGTTGATCGCGGAAAGACTCCACGATTTTATTCTGGGTGGTTTCGTCCGTGTCGATGTCATGAACGCCAGCAAGGAAAAACAGCTTAGCGTAAGCGCGCATGGTTTTTTGCGTGGCCTTGTTAGAGCCGTAAGCTTCGCTCATAGCGGCCGAAATTACGGGAGCTATGTCCCTATCAAAGTCATGGGAAACTGCCCTGTACGCCTCTCCCTCGCGGTTACAGGCCCATAAGAGCGAGAGACCAGCCTTTGAGATGGAATCTTCAGCGCGGGCGATGGTGCGCGCGGCAAGTTTTCCCGCTGAAGTCAGGTTTTCACGGGTAAGGAGGATTGCAGCCTTAAGCGCACGGTCCTGTGCGGCGATGTTAGCCTTGTTTGCATCGGGCGAAACCTGGGACGCGGTTTTGGTGGTGGTTTCAATTTGGGTGGTCATGGTCTGAGTTCCTTTGATTTGAAGTGATTTGCTCTATGAGCATCCCCTTTATGGCACCTGTTAGGATGTTTGTCAAGAGTGTTAGCATGTTTTCAGGTTAACCCAGTTAACCCGCAATATGTGAAAAGGCGAAGTATACCCCGTGGCTAACATTGTTTCGTGGACGCTAAGATGAACGCGCTTGAGCGTGTGGTGCGCCAGCGCGCTCGCGCGTCTGAACATACCCGGCAGCCTTCTCGTCACGTGAATCACAGCCAATCACAAACGATTTTTCGCTTTTGTGACGGCAGCGCGCTGGCGCGCGAACCCTTGAAAACAAAGGATTATTTAGTAGTAGTTAGTATGTTTATATAATAATAAATCACAGAAAACACACGTGATTGACCTATATACCCCTCGTGAGAGAGCGCTAACGCGCGCGTCTCGATGTTGCGCGCAACATCGCGTCACATGAAAACACAAGATTTATAGCTCTCTCTATAGGTAGACCATACCTGAAACGCATGTGATTTCTGTGTCGCGAGTGCATTCTAGCCTACAGCCGCAGGCGTTTAAGCCAGACACAAACGCCCGAAATATGACAGCCAAATCACATTTTTTTTTCGCGCGTCTCTCAGCGGGCTTAACACCTCATCGCCCTAACACCTCAACACTTCAACATGACATCCACGTGAGGATAAAAAGCTCTTGCGTTAGCAGCAAATCAGTATTAAACATAATCATACCAGGGCTCGAGCAGATCGAGTCGTAACTTAACGCACTAAGGAGAACAGAATGAGCAAATATGTCACTCTCAGCGAGGAGACGCACAACAAGTTGAAGGAATTGTCCGTTAAGGACGAGCGCAGCGTTCCGAATTATCTGCGTAGGTTAATTGAGGCGGACTATAAATCTGTGTTTCCGAGTGAGACATCTGCTAAGTCGAGCTATCCTCAGATTAAGCCGAAGCGTGCATCCGCGGCTGTGGAGGACGAGGATGACATCGACGCCCTTCTCGAAGGGCTCGGTGGTGTACGAGGTGAAGACTCGTAAGCGAGTCAACCCGGTTAAC